CCACAAAAACTCGATCAGCGTGGTCTTGCCGGAGCCGGGCTGGCCCACGATTTCGAGGAAGGGGAAAGACTTGTGGGTCTGGCGGATTTGCTCGGCGTAGAGCGTGCCCAGCCACATGGCCAGGGCCACGATGCCTTGGGCTTTGAAGGACGTCCACAACAGGTCTGGCCAGCCCTGGTTGAATTCTTTGGGCTCGGTGTTCAGGTGCAGGCGCACTGACTGGCTCAGGGTCTTGAGGCTGAGTTTGCCCAGCTCGAAAAAGTCTTCGTCGTTGAGCGTGTGGGCTTTGCCGTCTTTGATGCAAATGCCTTGGTACACCCAGGCGTCGTGGTCTTTGCTGTAGCCCACAAAGTCGATGGTCTGCACGGTCTTGATGCCGCGCAGTTGCTGCTCCATGAGCGAGTCGAGCTGCTGGGTGGTGCCTTTGAAGATGGCCCCGGGCGCGATGGACAGCAGGCGTTTTTTGAACTCGGCACCGGCGCTGATTTGGCTGCCGGTGAAAGTGGCTTTGACCTTGGGCTGGTCGGTTGGAAAGTCCACCTGCAGGTAGTACCAGCTTTCGTCTGTGAGGGCGTTGGCCTGGAAATACAGGGCGCTGGGGTAAGCGTTGCACAGGTGGTTGATGCCGCCTGACTCGCGCAGGGCGCGGTCGCGCAGTTCGTCGTCGCTCAGGTCTTCTGCGTCTTTCAGGATTTCGCGTGCCTTGTTGAATTTCTCCAGGTCGAATTTGAACCACCACAGCTGGCTTCCAAACTCAAAAGCGAACTGGCTGCGGCCGCTCTTTTTGTAGATCAGCAGGCCCTTGTCTGTGGCGCTCTTGGCCAGCAGCATTTCGCCTTCGTAGAGGTAGTCCTTGATGTGCTCATGCTCCAGGCGGCTGCGCTGGTGCATGTCGTTCCAATCCAGCTTGGCCTTGCCTTGCTGCGGAATCTGAGCGGCCTTGCACTCCCAGCCTGCCTCACGGGCCTTGGCTACCCATTGCAGGGTGAATTTGCGGCCTGCCTTGTCGCCATCCAAGGCCCACACCAGCACCGGGCGCTTCTTGTCGCTGAAGCTTTCGGCCAGCTTGGCCATCGAGTCTTTGGGGTAGTTGTTGCAGCTCATGGCCGCCACGGCACGGATGCCGTGGTGCATGAGGGCGATGGCGTCAAAGATGCCTTCGGCAATCCAGATTTCGCCTGCCTCGGGGGTCTCGGTCAGGTCGATGGATGGTGGGCACCACCAGGTGCCGCCGTAGCTGCCGTTGAAGGTCGCCTTGCGGTCACCGAAGCGGTGGGCTTGGTCGATGATCCTCTCCCAATAGGCGCCGGGCGTGTTGGCATCGGGCATGGGAAAGCGGATGGTGGTGCTGCCTTGCCCGGTTTTGTGGTCGTAGTAGCTGTCTTGGGTGTACCAGCCTGCCACGGTGACCAGGTCAAAGCCACGGCCGTCGCGCAGGTAAGCGGCTGCGGCGGCGTGGGGGTCGGCCTCGGTGCGGGGAAAGCGCTGGCCCCAGTCGTCAAACAGGCCGGGGTAGAGGTCTTTGATGTGGAATTCGGCACCGCAGTTGTTGGAGCGCTGGCACACCAGCACCCAGGGCTTTTCGAACCAGCTGAACAGGCTCTTTTTGCCACAGCTGGGGCAATCGCCTTTGCGCAGGTGGTCGCCCGTGTGCTTGAAGCCGTAATCGCGCTCCAGCAGGGGTATCAGGGCGGTGTGAATTTGAGGGTTCATAAAAAGTCAGGGCAAAAAAAATCCCTCACGCCGATAAACGGCATGAAAAAAGACACTTAAAAGGTGGAGGTGGCCTTTGGCCGCTCAGGGCTTGCCTGCGCGGTCGATGCCGATTACCCGGACTGGTAGGCGGGCATCAAGGTCATTTGCCGGTCATCTGCCGCCTTTTCGGGGCGATGGCGTGAGGGAAGGAAAACCTTGGGGTTGGGGCACTGGCTGGGCACGATGGAGTGGCTGACCGCTAGCAGGCTCTTCCACGTATGGCCACATTCAATGTTGTGGCACTGCATGTAGAGCTCGCGCATGGTCACCGTGATGGTGCGGCTGGTGCGGCAAGTGGCTTTGCTTTGGCAGTGGGGGCAGTGGTGTTGCATGTCAGTGCCTTTAAAAAATCAGCAGCGGGGATTGCTGCCACATTCGCCACGTCCTTGGCGGGCGCATTCGCAGTGCATGCCGACCTCGCCCATAACGGCTACAGCGGCCAAATAGCGGGTGGAGACCAACACAAACCCCACTGAGCCCACCAGGGCGTCGATCTTGTCGATGGTGATGCCGGTCTGGCCGTCGAGAAAGCGGCTGACTTGGCTCTTGTCCCAGCCCACCGAGTCAATGACTTGTTGGCGACCTGGGCCAGTAAGGGCCGCACGTAAGGATTGCTCGATGCGGCCAGGGAGGTTGTGCGTGGAGCTCATGGTGTGCCTCAACGGGTTGCAACTGAAGTTGAGTGCTGTTGCACCCCATCAGCTGGAGACTTCAGTAACTGCTCAGCCAACAGGATGTTGACCATGGCGTTGAGGCTTCGGTTTTCTGCCGTCGCCCGTGCTTGCAGAGGGGTGAACACACTGCCCGGCAAACGGATCTGAAAGGCGTGTTTGGATGTTTTGTTGGTGCGTGGCATGGCAGTTAAAATGAACTGAAGTAAACCAAAGTAAACCAGAATGATGTGATTATGCACAAGAAGTTGTGTGTCAACAATAGGTTGACCAAAAAATATGTGTATTTCTGACCGCTTTCGAGAAGAGCGTGAAAACCTATCGCTTAGCCAGCGCGAAGTGGCTGAGCGTTTGGGGGTTTCGCTGAACTCGGTGAACAACTGGGAGCGCGGCGTCTCTTCTGTTAGCGCGGACGCGGTGAGCCGCTTCGGCGAGAGTGGTGCCGACGTCCTGTACATCCTGACCGGGCAGCGCACGCCCAAAGCCGCTTTGACTGCTGAAGAGTCATCGCTGCTGGACAACTACAACAACGCGACTGAAGAGGGGAAAGCGGCCGCCCGAGCCGTTCTTTTTGCGGTCGAGAAACAGAAGGCAGCTTGAATTAAGAGCCTTGGGAGGGTTGTGATGAAGTCAATTTTTTGGGCATCTGTCTTTTTGACTGGCAGCGTTTTTGCTGAAGACGTGCCAAGGGAGCTGCTGCGGAATTTGAAGCCGTATGCCACCCAGCGCATTGATCTCAAAGGTGATGTGTTGCGCGTGACCGTGGCCAAGCCAATCGTCACGAATGACATGTACCGGCTGATTGTTGTCGGGGCGGTATGTGGGTCATTGTGGACCGGCAAAGGCGGGTGGGGTTCAGCCAAGATCGAGCGGGCTGAGGTTGTCAATGATCTGGGGGCGCAAGGCTTTGCGATGATCAATCTCAAGCGTACCTGTGACGCTATCGCCACGGCCAAGGGTGACGAATACAAACCGCTGGTCGATACAAACACAATTCCCTGTGTGGTGGGTGAATGCCGAAAGCGCTGACCCAAGTTGCTGTACAGATGTTTTCGCGTTGCCTGGTCGTAGCCATGGCTGCGGTAGTGCCGGCGATGGCAGAACCTCGCATTGAAGGCCGGGTTGTTGGCGTGTCTGACGGTGACACGATCACACTTTTGACCACGGAAAATCAACAGATCAAAGTGCGCCTGGCTGAGATTGACGCCCCTGAAAAGGCTCAGGCTTTTGGGAACAAGTCAAAGCAGTCTCTGTCTGACATTTGCTTCAAAAAGGTAGCGCTGCTCGATGTCCAAGACGTTGATCGCTATGGGCGCACGGTGGCCCGCGTGATGTGTGCTGACGTTGATGCCAATGCCGAGCAAGTGAAGCGGGGTTTCGCTTGGGTGTATGACCGGTATGTGAAAGATCAGTCGCTGTATTCCATACAAAGCGATGCACGCGAAAACAGTCGTGGGCTTTGGCGTGATGCGGTTCCTATTCCGCCTTGGGAGTTCAGGCGGTATGCGAAACAAAAACGCGATGTGTCATGAGGGCCTTTATGGCTTTTTGCTTTTGCCATGTCTCCAGATCATGGTTTTTTTCACCGACTGGGGTGATGAATTTTTTAAGAAAGAGAATGATTGATGACTGATAAATCAAAATTGAATCGGGTTCCACCACAACCTGCGAGGGTGCCGTTTTCACGGTCCGTGCCACAGCCTATCGAGCGGGGTGTTTATGACTCGGTACACTATATTGACAAGAGAAACGAAACAACAGTTCAAAGAACCCAGCCAGCCCCACCGCCGCCGAAACGATAGGAGCATGCACATGACCAATGAAACGACCCGCACTCCCGAAGATAAGGCGTGGGATGACCGTTGGGAAGCGTTTTACAAGGCTGATGTCTCTGCGCGTTATCACCGTCGCCGGCAGCGGTTTTTTGACTTGGCAGACAAGCTGACCAAGGCATTCACTGTGTTGTTGGGAGCCACCCTTATGGGCAGCATGCTTAAAGACTCTCAGCCATTGGCTGCATCATTGATTTCGTCTTTGAGTTTGCTGGCCTTGGTCTTTTCATACAGTGATCGTAAACAAGCACACAAGGAGCTGGCTGAAGGTTTCATTGCCTTGATCCAGCAAATTGAGGCGTGCCCTGCCAGCGATTTGACAGAAGGAAAAGTTGCAATATGGATGGCACAAGCTACGGCACTTGACGCCAAGGAGCCCCCATCCTTAAAAACACTGGTAACTCTGTGCGAGCACGATGCCTGTGTAGCCGCTGGCCATGATCAGCACATAGTCCTGCCAAGTTGGCACCGTAGGCTGGTAGCTGACTTTATCTAATCCTCCCTTGCATGGCCCTTGTGGCCATGTCCTCAGCCCGCACCGGCCAGCCCGTGCGGGCTTTTTTTTCGCTCCAGCCATTAGTCTGGGATCTCGCTGGACCTGACTTCAAGCTCCACCGCCGTGGTGTATCCGCTGTCAGTCAGGCTGTGCATGACTTTGGTGAGCGTCCAGGCGATGGTGTCGATCTGGGGCTTGAACCCGGTCACGCTGGCGGGCAGTTCTGGCATGAGGTCTGGCCTGCCTTCGGCCAGGGTCAGGCTGAATGTGGCCACGCCGCGTTGTAGGCGTGCCCATTCGGCGTGTGCGGCGCGCAGGGCGTTGTCTTTGGTGCTGTAGGTGTGGCGCAAAGACTTGGTGTTGCCTGTGTCACTGATGCTGGGATCTGGTGTCTCAGGCGTGTCGGTGGTGGCCGTGCTTTTTTCGCGGATGGTCTGGGCCGCTTTGCTGTTGACCTGCACCTCGCCGCGCAGGGCTTTGCGCACGTCGAAGTAGTAGGCGCGCACGGCGGTGTAGGCCTCGCGGTCGGCTACGGCAAAGCGGTG